AAAACGAAGGCAGGGAACATCATTCGAAACGGTATAGACCTCGACAGGAAAGGGAAGGTAGTTGCCTATCATATTTGCAACGCTTATCCAAATGAAGTACCGATTGATGGCTCAGAGAAAAAATGGACAAGGGTATTAGCTTATGGACAGAGAAGCAAACTTCCAAACGTTCTGCACGTCATGAACGCAGAAAGGCCAGAGCAGTACCGAGGCGTTCCGCTTCTTGCACAAGTGATTGATCCTCTTGAACAACTCAGAAGATATACCGAGGCCGAACTAACAGCAGCGGTAATTGAAGCATGTTATACCATCGTATGGAAACATGCAGATGCAGACGATGAGCTGAATGAAGCATACGGCGAAGGCGAAGAAGTCCCGCACAATGAATATGAGATGCAGTTTGCTCCGGGCGCTGTAGTGGATGCAGATATAGACGATGAAATTCAGGCGATTGACCCGAAACGGCCTTCTTCTGGTTTTAAGAACTTTGATGAAAGCATAGCAACAAAGATTGGCGCTGCAATCGAGGTGCCTAAAGATGTACTTATGAAGAGCCATAGTTCTTCCTACAGTGCTTCCCGTGCTTCTCAGTTGGAAGCAAACAAGACTTTCAAAATGTACAGAGGATGGTTTGTCTCTGACTTTGTGCAGCCTGTTTATGAAATCTGGTTCAATGAAGCTGTGGCCAGTGGGCGCATTGATGCTCCGGGATATTTTGCAGACCCGATTATCCGTGCCGCATACACTAATGCAGAATGGGTAGGTCCTGCAATGGGACAGATTGATCCTGTTAAGGAAGTTACCGCAAACGTCATGAAGATCAACAATGGTCTTGCAACTCATGAAGATATTGCAACCGAGATGGGAGCAGGAGACTTTGATCATATTGTTGACCAGCTCAAGATGGAGAATGACCGGCTGCAGGATGCAGCAGTGAATACGGAACAAAATATCCGATACACCGAGAGGGAGTATTACCAAGATGGCTGATATATATCTCTACGGCACTTTTGCCGATGATACTTATACAGATGATCAGTGCATAACGCTAGAGTCATTCAAGGATGACTTGTCAAAAATAAATGGTCAGTATGATGTGCATATTGATTCAATGGGCGGCCTTGTGGAAACAGGGGCCGCTATTTTTAACATCCTTGAGAATGATGAGAACTATAGGAATTGTTACATTGATGGCTGCTGCGCTTCCATTGCAACGCTAATTCCATGCGCTTCACATTCTGGAAAAACTTTTGTTCATGAAGATGATGTCTTCATGATTCATGAAGTGAAAATGCTTTTTCCGACTGAGCGCGCGATGTCCCACCATCAGCTCACGGAGCTTTCTACTGATCTGAGAGAGTCAACAAAAGAGATTGCTGAAATCTATTCCGAGAAAACCGGAAAAGACGTGCATGAGCTTCTGCAGCTTATGGAAGAAGAAACATGGCTTGAAGGCGGACAGAACATCATTGATTTTGGCTTTGCCGATGAGCTTGTTAACGATGAGGAAAAGCTGACTCTCACAGCAAGTGCTAAACAGCTGCGGATGGTAGCAAGTCTGAAGTATGCGAAAGAGCACTATAAACATGTTCCAAAGTCTTTGCAGACTTTGAATAAATCCTATATCCATATTACCGGAAAGACGAAGGAGGTTATGAACGGTATGGACGAGGAGAAAAAAACCACTTCGACTGATGCGCCTACTCCTGAGAAAAAGGAAGAGGAGCAGAAAGAAATCACCACAGTTGAAGACCTTGCCAAAGCCTATCCGGAACTTGTCGAGGAACTGAAAAAACAGATCATCGAGGAGCTTCAGGATAATGAAAAGGCAGAGACTGAGGCTGAGGACAAAACCGACAATGAGCCTGAAGATGAGGCGCCAGAGGACGACGAAAAGAAAACCGAGGACGCAGTAAAAGAAGCACTCGCAAAAGAGCGCAAACGTCTGAAGGAACTTGATGAAATCGCCTGGGCAGTTGATGAGAAGACGCTTGAGAAAGCCAAATATGAGTCTTCTGTCAATGCAAAAGACCTTTTTTTTGAAGTCGGAAAGAGAGACGAAAAGCTGAAGAAAGCCTTCAGCAACAAAGAGAAAGCGGATTACAAAAACTCTGGGGCAGAAGATGTTGAAACCCTTCCTGCAAATACCATGATGGTTGACCATGAGCCCTCTGAAGAGGAGAAAACCATTTCTCTTAATGAGCAGATTAATAAACTCTATGAGGAGGCAAAACGCAAATGAAACACTCTGAAGTTGTAGGCGAGATTAAATATGACAATCTCGTAGTAGGTCCTGCTACTGAGGGTAAAGTTGTTAAAGTTGCAAAAGGCACGAGCTTAAAGCTTGGCGCACTTGTTACTATTGCGAGTGAGACTGCAACTCTTGCAACTTCTACGGTTGGCAAGAACTACGGCATTGTATCTGAGGCTGTAGACGCTGCAGACGGCGACACTTATGTGTTCGTATATACTGGCGGCCATTTTGTAAAGAAAACCGTTGCAGAAGCTACTGGCATTGATATTACTGAGGATATTGAGGAAGCTTGCAGAATGGACAACGTTCTGTTTGTTGACTCTGTTGAATAAACAGGAGGTTATTGAATAATGGCTGACAATAATTTTTATTCTGATATTGCCATTCAGAAAGCTTCCGAGGTTATCAAACCGAAACCCGGATTTCTGTATGACAATTTTTCTGTTCTTGATACTGCACGTGGAATTTTTCCGCGCTCTGAAGTCCTGATTCAGTATCGTGATATTGATCAGGTACAGGCTCCGTTTGTATCCGAAAGACAGCAGGCCCCGATTGTTGAGCGTAAAGGATACCAGATGGTAACTTATCGCCCTGCAAGAGTTGCGCTTTCCAGACAGCTCACCTATGATGAGCTCTCCACGCGTGCTTTTGGTGAGGACGTTTACTCTCATGTTGATCCTGCAACCAGAGAGGGAATGCTTCTCAGGGATGACATGCAGGAGCTTTCTGACAGAATTTCTGTAACTGAGGAGTGCATGCTTGCTGACCTCATGCTTAACAACTCTGTCACTGTATCTGACAGAATTAACGGAACTGTAACTGACACTGATGTAGTTAAGTTCTATGAGGGCGGTGTTAACCCTGCAAGAAAGTCTGTCGGCACTCTCTTTGATGATACGAATGCAAAGCCGATTGATGATATTGGTGCAATGCTGGAAGAGGCAGAAGAGCTTGGAACTATGCCAAATGTTCTTCTTACTTCTCCGAAAGTAGCCCGTGCTATTCGCAACAACAAGCAGGCTCAGGAGCTTTTTGACAATCGCAGAATTACGATTGGTGAGCTTTTCTCTGATAAGGTTACGACTGGTGCAGCTAATGTTGGCACTCTTGTTATTGACGGATTTGAAATCAACATTGTAACCTACGCTCTTTCTTATGTTGGTCAGGACGGCAAACGTCATCGCTATATCCCGGAGGATATGGCTGTTCTTTGTGCTCCTGATTCTGCCGAGTGGTACTACGGTGGTGAGGGTTCCATTGAACAGGGCTCTAATTCTTTTGTTACTAAAGAAGGCCAGAGAATTTCCAAGTTCCTTGCTGATCCGAGAGACAACACCAGAACTATCACGGTATCTTCTCATCCGCTGGTGGTTCCGAAACAGAAAAACTGCTTTATTTCCTTCAAGGCAATTAGCGGTTAAGAGGTGAAAACATGCGCGTAAATGTTCTTGTAAGTTGCCCGTATGAGGTAGGCCGATTTACTGAAATGATCAAGGGTGTTGTTGATATTGATGACAATGTAGCCAAACGCTGGATTAAGGAAGGAACGGCTGTTCCGGTTGGCTCAGAAGACGTTGTTTCCGATGACGAAATGTCAGCGCACACCGACACTGCTATTGGTGAATCGGAAGATGAAGAGGAAGACGATTATACAGATGAGGTTGGCAAGCCACTTGAGAAAATGACCGTTAAAGAGCTGCGCGAATATGCGGAAGCATGCGGGTTTGATATTTCAGAGTATAAGAAGAAATCCGATATCATCAACGCTATTTATAAATATGAGGATGAGAGGCTGGCAGCTTCTGATCTGGTATGAATCCAAAAGCTTTATTTGACAAAGACTTAGATCAAATCTTTGACTTAGAAGTATTTGGCGCATATCACAACATTGAAGGATACAAAATAATTTGTATCGTTGATGATGATGAACTAAAAGATAGATTAGGAACAGAGGAAATGAAGATCATTGAATCCTCTGTTCTTCTGTTTTTTAAGACAAAAGATCTCCCCATACAGCCTAAACCGCCAAAAGATGTTCTTCTTTTGGACGGAAAGTATTTTGTAGTGGATGATTGGAGAGAAGACATGGGACACACTACAGTTACTTTGCATGAGAACGGAGCAACTTAAATGCAAACGACAGTATGTATTAATGAAATTCGCG